TATCTTTTCTTACCTTTGCACCCGGCATAGGTGAGTAAGGTTTTTGAAAAAGAAAAACTAATTCATAATTATCAGGCAAAGCTTTTCTAATATGTATGTACTTACTATACTCTGCATAGTCCCAGAATCTACCTTTAGCTTCTATTAAAATTGTTTTATCATCTATAACTTTTACAAAGTCTGCTTCGTACTTGTGTTGAACAACATACTCTATAGTATCCCAATGATGTTTCCAATCTTTAAGAACTGTTTGATGTATATCATATTCCCAAATACTATCATATCCTTTTGGCACGTTAATCTTTTTAGGTCTTGGCTTTCTTGGTACTCTTTTAGGCATTCAAGTTTTCCAAAGTAATATCAGGATTTTGTTTTACCTTTTTATAAAACCATCTAAGACTGTATGCACTCAACATAAATCTATTGTTAGCAAAGATATGTGTTTGTTGTGGTAAAAACTCATGTAAGTTTTTCTTATTAATCTTAGTAGCATCTTCTCCTTCAGGTACCATAGTTCTTATCCAACTTATAAGTAAGTCTTCTGCTTTACGTCTTAATCGTTTTGCTTTTCTACCATTCATATTTGTGTTACCTCTATAACATTAGGAGCTTTAGGTGTTTGAGTTAAGTATCTTAATCCGTTAGAATATTTAAACACTCTTAAACCTTTACCCTCGTTTGCATCTTTGTGACATTCAAATTTATATCTACAATATACACATCCTTTAGGTAGTTGCATATTACCAGACTTACCATCAGGTATAGGACTATAACATTTATCTGGTGGTGTCTTTAACTTAACAGCTTTTTTAATATCAGTTATTTTCTTTTTGATATTAGGTTTATCAAAGTCATCAGGTCTAAACATAGCTAACTCACCAGACTCTTTATTAAGAGCAAGGAATCCACCTTTGTTTGTACCCTCTGCTGCTTCGTATCCTGCAAGTTGTGCCATGTATCCAAATGAATCTTGTTCAGCAAGAGTTCCTTCTTTGAATTTTTTAAATGCAAATCCTGAAGCAGTTTTTACATCTACAACTTCACCATCAATAACACAATCCATGTGTCCTTTAATACCGGATACAGTTATTTCTTTTTGTTCATTAGTAACTTCATGTCCAGATAACTTAACAAGAAATAAAACTATCTCTTCAAGTAAGTGTCCGTATAAGAACTTAATAAAAGTAGGCGGAGATATAACCTCTGTTGAATCAGATTCAGAGTTCATCTCATACCATAATTGTCTAGGCTGTTTACCTATGTTAGACATACGTAAGGCAGGTTTACCTCTAGGAGAAGGGTGAGACCAGTTGTAAAGAATCTCTTTCATAGATTCTCCAAACTGTTCAATAGTCTCCTCATCTATGTCAAGATGCTCTCCTTTTCCTAGGACAGACAGTTTATTATATATGTCTTCTACTAAAGTGTCAAGTGTTTTTGATTTCTTTTTCATATTATTTTCTATGTTTTACAAATTTAAGTTTACGAGTCTGTGAATTAAACATTAACAACTGTACTCCTGCTTCAACTTGTTCAGCAGTTCTACCTGTACATTTAGTTAAATTATTACCTGTCTTTTTATGTAATTGAGGTTGTGCTGTTTTAACATCTATTAAAATAATATCTCCTTTAGAATCTCTTGCTACTAAATCAGCAAGACCTGTACAACCACAATTTTTAAATACTTCATAACCATTATCCCATAACCAAGTTACTGCATAGAACTCAGCCATATCTCCTTTTCTACTATCGCAATGTTTACTATTTCGATTCATCTATAATTCCTTTTTCTTTGTATAGTTTTTTATAAAACTTACCAACTTTTAATATCTCAGTTGGGGTTGCTGAATTTTTTATAGTGTTTGCAAGACAAGAAACAACAATACAATTATTTAATAAATATCCTTTAGAGTTATCTATCCTATCTATTGTAGGAGAATTTTTCCAATCTTCTCTACCATGAACTAATTTAATATTAAGAACTGGACATCTTTTTGGAAAGTGTACTTCTTCTTTTACCAAATTAAAATCCATATCTTTTTTCTTAGCTCTCATCTTTGCATCATAAATCATACTTGCTTTGAGATATCTATGATTGTTTTCTCTATAATATTTATTATAACATTTTCTACAATCAGCTCTAAGTCTGCCTCCCTCTCTTTTGGGAAAAAATTCTTCAGTATATTGTTTTTCTATACCGCATTTAGTACAAGCTTTAATGGGTTTCACTCCAGTTACCTCCTATCTTGTACTCGCCATCAAGAGGACATCTAAGATTGAAATGTTCTCCGGCTTTTGTAATACTATCAACAGCAAACTGACCAATGAAATCAGCTTTATCTTTAGGTACTTCTAGTTGCCATTCATCATGGATGTTAGCAACAAACTTGTAAGGTACTGCATTTAATTTTAACACATCATCAAGTATTGATAATGCTTTCTTCATAACTATAGCACCTGCTCCCTGTAATAAAGTATTGAGGGCAGAATGAGCATTACGAATGTAAAGCTTTCTACCATCTAATCCTTTGAGGTATTTTTTTGAAGCTGCTCTTTGTACCCTGTCTCTAAGAGACTTAAATGTAGGCTTATTATCAAAGAAATATTGTCTAGCTCTCTTACCATCTGCTGTACTTCCTCCGACCACGCTACCAAGTTTTTCATCTCCTGCTCCGTACATAAGTGCATAGATGAATGTCTTTGCCTTATCTCTTGATTCAAGTTTTGCAGCTCTTTGATTAGCTGTGTGTATGTCTCCATTTAATATCTCCTTTATATATTCATCATCATTCATATAGTGTGCTAACATTCTTAGCTCTAAACCACTAGCATCAACTCCAAGTAATACATTACCTTCATCTACAATCCAACATGCTCTACATTCTGTACCATAAGGACTGTGGACTGAAGGTACTTGTGCCATGTTAGGACTTCTGTGTGTCATTCTTCCGGTGATAGCACCATTAGGTATAACAAAACCATGCACACGTCCATCTTCTTGTACAGCTTCGACCCAAGAATCAACTTGGGCTATACGTTTTTGTATTAATAAAAAGTCTGCAATTAATTTAGCTTCACGAATGTGAGTAACTTCTGATAGAGTTTTCTCATCTACAATAGGCTGACCTGTAGGAGTAAATCTTTCAGGTTTCCAACCAAAGTCTACAAGATATTCACCAATCTGTTTACGACTACCAAGATTAAACTCTTGTAAAGTCTGTCTCATAAAAGTCTCAAAGTTATTAGTATCTAAACATCTTTGATACTCATCATCAGTAAGTCCACGTTTAGATAAGTTACCATCTTTCTTAATGTAAGGTGTAACTAATTTATCATCTACCCATTTAGGTTTGAAAGTATTATGAACTTCATCTTCAATCTGTTGAGACTTTTCTCTAAGTTCTGCAAGTAATACTAATGCAGATTCCATGTCAAACATGAAACCATTTTCTTCTTGTTGTTTAATTATTCTTGCAACGTCTTGTTCAAGTTCAATAGATTGTTTACTAAAACCTTTTGACTCATTACGAAGTGATTTATAGACAAGAGTATTTAACTGAACATCACGAACACAATAGTCTAACATTTCTGTAGAATAATTTAGGTAGTCTTCAAAGTTTATTTTAGATAGACCAAGTTTATATCCCCACTTCTCAAGACTATGACCACCCTCTCTAGTAGGATTGAATAGTCTAGAAAGAACAAGAGTATCTATTACTTCTTTGTCTCTAAGTTTTATACCACCAAACTTTTCTACCATAGGAATATCAAATCCTATAATGTTATGACCTATTAATCTATCTGCTTTAGATAAAAGCTCATATCCTTCTTGCAAGTTGCTTGGAGGAAACTTAAATATCTCTCCAGAGTTTGCATCTTGAGCTACAAGACAATGTATCTTAGTTGCTTTAAGGTCATCAGTTTCTATGTCAAATACTAAATCCATAATTAAAATGCCTCGTCTAAACTATCATCAAAAGTAATATCCTCATCTGTTAGTTCAGATAGTCTCCCAGTTTCTGCATCATATATAACCCTACAAGCCATACCAACATCACCTGTGTATCTTGATTTAAGAATACGCATCTTTGTTGTTCTAGCTTCATCAGGGTCATCTGATTGTTGATTACGTTCTAATGCTATCACACAATCACTAAGCTGTCCAATACTATTTGAACCTCTTAGATGAGATAGTGATACTTCAATACCGTTCTCATGTCCTTTGTTACCATCAACACGTCTCAAGTGTGAAACCAAAATGATTCCTGCACCTGTTTCTTCTACCAAACTTCTAAGCCTAGTCATGATTGAATCAATAGCACGTCTCTCATCTCCCTCATGTACAGCACTAACTAACATGTGTAGATGGTCGACTACTACCCACTTACAATCACAACCTATAATCATGAATCTAAGTTTGGTAAAGATATCATCAATGTCATTGGTTCCAAAGTGGGAATGCACCCATACTCTATTCTTGTTCTCACCATCATAAAGTATATCAAAGAATTTATCTAGTTCTTCTTTACTAAATCTATCTCTGACTTGGTCTACATACAATCTAGCATTAGCTTCAATAGATAAGATACCATCAATAGTTCTTCTCCAATCTTCTTCTAATGCAATGATACCTACATTATCAGTAGTATTTTTGATAAGATGATGTTCAAGTTCACGTGTAACACTAGACTTTCCAAGTCCTGTACCACCTGTAAGAGTTACAAGTTCACCTTGTCTAAGACCATACAACTTCTTGTTAAGTCCTTCATAAGGATAAGGTACACTTTCTTTTCTCTCACGATTGTGGAACTTCTCACGTTGTTCAGAGACATTTATAACACCAGAAGGTGTATAAACTTTACTAGCCCACCAAGCTTCAACAAACTCTTTATGCTTGTTGTTTCTTAGCATGTCGTTAGGGTCTTTCCAACCATTAGGAAGCGTAACTATTCTAGCTTTCCCGGGCTTGAAAAGCCTAGCAACTTTTATACTAGCTTCTTGTCCTGCCTTATCTTTATCAAAAGCAATGATAACATTTTCAAAGTCGTCAAAGAACTCTAAGCTTTCTTTGATGTCTCTTACTGCACCATTAGCACCACGTTTGATAGATACTACAGCCCACTTAGAACCAAGCAGTTCATAAGCAGCCATAGCATCACACTCTCCTTCGGTAATGGTAACGTACTTACCACTCTTGAAAAGTTGTTGACCAAACAAACCTGTATCGTTATAAGTACCAGAAATATAAAAGTCTTTGTTTCTACAGTTTCTAGTCTTAGTAGCTGATAGTTCATGTCCATTATAATAAGGATAGAAATGTTTAACTACATTACCTTGTAAGTCATGTACGCATTTAACTCCATATTTTTGTGCAGTATTAACTGAAATTTTTCTATCAGTTAATGCTGAGAACTTTCCTTCATCTACCATATCAGGTTTCTTGGTTGGTATTGTTGTTTCTGTTTGCATATCCTTTCCTCCACATGCGTTAGTATAACTAGGCATGAACTCTCCACAACTGAAACACTTTGCTGAATCATCTTCATTGATTCCAACAGCATCACTACTATCGCAAAGTGGACAAGGTTGGTGTAGTTTGTCCCAAGTTTTATCCATGTTAGCCCTCACTATGAATTAAGATTCGTCTGATTCTTCTACAGTTTCTTCAGTCTCAGTTTCTTCTTGTTCAACTATAGCTTCAGGACTTTCCTTTAGTACAGCTTCAAGATTATTCTGATGTCCTTGTGAAGCATAGTTCAAAGCTTCGACCAGTACATTCAATGTGCCTATCTTACTGATAGATACATTAACACCTGCTCTCTTCTGCTCATCTTCAATCTTTGAAACATCATAGACTGATTCACCGTCATCATTTTTAATAGTAATAATCATATTAAAACTCCTCGTTGTCTGAATCTTGTTCAGTATATTCAATTAAATTATCTACCTTAACAGCCATAAGTTCTGCAAACCTACCATAATTATTTTTATATGGTTTTATTTTAACAGTCACTTCTGAACCATTACCAATTGCAACATCCATAGGATTACCATCAGCATCTACTAACTTAGGTGCAGTATTAGCTGACCCATCACTCCTCGATGCTCTCTTACTAAAAGTAAAAGCAGGTTCTTCATACTTTAGTTCACCTGTTCTAGTTCTAACTTGATTCAGTCCCAATTCTTCAAGCTTAGAAGCTGTATCAGAGTCAGTAAGAACAGTTATGCCATATTTGTGAGGTTCAAACCTCGTGTTAGGACTGGTAATGTTGGCATACATTGCCTTCCCTTTTACATACTCATACATAAAATTCCTCCTTTTAGGTTGTATTAAGTTGTGCAATTATATCACGTTTGATTATTTTTGTCAAGCCTTTTCTGTCTTCTTCTTGAATTATTTCTATCTCGTGTAAATTGTATAGCACTTTGCAAGTCTTCCCAGAGTTCATCCAGTACTTGTTTCTTTTGCTCTTTGTTAAGTCTTGTAACGATTTGAATATCAGACTTCTTAGGTATCCAAGTATCCCAGTAGGCTTTGTCCATGTCTTTCCATGTCCAACCTATCTGCTTGTCTAGTGTTGTTGGTTTAAAATATAAATTCATAATAACCCTCCAGTTAAAAGTAGGTACTTTAAAGTGATACCCAGCACTCGAACATTATCTTTTAGAGTCACCGAACGACTGACTACCCCGAATTTAATCTAGGATTTAATTTACAAGGGAAGGTAATCGGTTTAGTTCTTATCCCATTTCATCTACAACTTCTTCAAGGCGACCTAATCGTTCCAGAGAAGTTTTTACAGTAGCTCGAACACCTTGTAAAATTTTTAAAATCAGTCTGGTTTTAGTGGCACTAGACCAGAAACTAGCACGATAAAATCGTATGCCTTCAGGTTCAGGAAGGTTAGTTGAGGGCTACACCCTTAGACATACCTGAATAAGTGGCTATTATACCACAGCTAACCCTCATTGTCAACCTTTAAATTTAATAATTTAACTTTGTATTCGTCCTTGTTCCAAACAACTTCATAAGCTATTTGGTCATTAGGATTATCATGATTGTGTTCCTGTACAAAGTTTGTCCAGTTTATATATTCGTTCTTGCTTAGTTTTTTATTTGTACTAAGTCTAATCATGTCTTTTTTTATCTCCACCATAA